TCTGGACTTAATTCAATACCTAAACGCCATACATTCTTTTCATTTTGTTTTACACCTTTGTAATCTTCATCTAACTGTTCTGCTTCCAGTAATTCAAGACTAAATGGTATTTTACTTCTGCCAAATGCTTTTCTATGAATAATAATAAAACATTCTCCTGATTCAATCATTGATCTAACTGCTAATCTTTCCAGTTCAGAAAAACAAAGAACACCACGTATATCACAACTATCTTTTCTACCCCATTTGCTCCATTCACCTTCTATAGCTTCATTAAGTCTTGTATTTATAGTTCCACCTCTCTGTGATCTAACCTGTGCCTGCATTGTTACGCCCTGTCCTACAATTTGATTAGTAGAATATCTAATAGCCTGTGCTGCATAATTATTATTTCTAACTAAATCATGTACTCTTTTTCTCAGTAAATTTATAGAATTTTTATAACTTTGATCTGGTGAAGATAAAGGTGTAACCCAACTAAGATTTGTTCTATCAAATCTAGCACCTGCATACATCCTTTTTAACTTATTTCTACGCTTATTTAAATCATTATTAGAGGTAAATAAGCCATTCCAAGCATTAATTAAGCCCATTTAAGTCTCCTAAAAGCGTACATAAAGGTTTTTAGGGTCGCCTTTACCCTGACTTATTAAACTATACCTCTTTTCACTGAATACTCTACTTATTAATTCTTTTCTTAATTCCCTTAACTCCTTAATGTCTATTCTCTTAAATGTTCTATTACCTATACTATATTCCTGTGCCTTATCTTCTACCATAGCTCTTATAGCTGCTTCCACATTATCTAAATCTATTTCTGTCTGAGTTCTATTATCTATAGCTGCAGGTGTTCCAGAATATTGCAAAGACTGCCTGACTTCTAATTCACCTGTTCCTATCTCAAATACTTTAGAACCCTTAAATGCTCTTGCAGCCCAAAACCAATTACCTGCATCAAAGTTTGCACTGTCAGTAGCACTAATACTAAACTCCCATCCTGTGCTTGCTGAATATTGTGTACCAGTTGCAGTATGACCTTCTGATGCAGTATTAGTTCTTAAATAATATTCAAGTGTCCAATCAGGTGCAGATATAGTTTCATTTATTCCAGCAACAGTTGCTTCATCTACCCATTCAACAGTAGTACCTGCAACAATTATTGTAGGTAAATCAGATTTAAACATAAGCACTACCAGGAATTAACAAAATTATTTTTAGATGATGTTCTAATTGTAGCTCTTTTAGGTTTAACAACATCATCTTCTTTGTTCATTTCGTTTTCTAATTGATCCCATACTGTTTTTCTATTGAATTTACTTAAATATAAACACATAGCAGCGTAAGAATAAACAAGACAATCTAAACATTCATTTCTTGTAGTAGCTTTTTTTACCCATTGTGGCACTTGGAAACCTGCCCTGTTTGTTTTTAATACCTGTCTTTCTGCTGTTAGCTGTTTAAAATATTCTTCATTTGTACTTCTATGAAAATGAATATAGCCATAACTTCCCTTCTTATTATTTTTTAATCTACCCATCAAAGTATTTTTTATAGTATCAACTCCTAATGGATAAACTAAACCACCTTTTTTTATAGCTCTATTACTTTTTCTAAAATTAATATCCACTCTTGTAGGTTTACCAATAGCAGGTTTATTTGCCTGTGATTGTCCTTTTATAGCTATCACTCCCTGTGCAACCTTTTCTCTTGCAAAATGATAAACCTCTGATGTATGTATACCACCACTGTCTATTGCAGTCATAACAGGTACTAAGTTTTTATTGACAGCATGTTCATATTTCTGATTCAATACTATTTCCAACTGTTGCCAAACTTCTGCCTGATGTGGATCACCCCATAACTGCACATGATCTATTAAAAATGCTTCCTCTCCTCTACCCCATCCCCATGTACTGACTTCTAATCTATCCACCTGACAGTCAACACCCTGAGTAAGAAATAATACACCATCTGGACATGTACCCTGTTCATAATTTTCACATCTTTTCAATAGACCTTCAGCACTCATAGCACTTACATAATCTGTTTCAAATGTTTCTGCAAGTCTTGTATTTACAAAAGTTTTAATTAAAGGTGCATCACCTTTTGCCTTATTGAATTCCATTACTGCTTCTTTCCAACTAAACCAACCAAGTGGACTATATAAACCATTTAATCTAAACCCTGCTGTTATACCATCACCTTCTTTCATTGCTCTCCATTCTCCCTTTCTAAGCATCTTAGTTTTATGGCTTTCATCAAATAATTCTTTACAGTGTAAACATTTATATTTCACATTATTCACATCATCTTTTTGTAATTGTTTCCACCTTAAATCCTGATATTCACCGCAAATCGGACAGGGTACATAATATAACCTTTGGTCACTTGCTAAATATTCTGCTTCTATCCTTGAAAAATCCTTAATTGTAGGTGTAGATGTAAGTAAGACTTTTTTTCTGGTACTAAATGTTGTTGCCCTCTTTTCCGCAAGTGCTACAGGATCACCTTCCCCTGATGCATCACTTGGAAATGCATCCACTTCATCACAACTTATATAGCGGCATGGAGTTGATCTTAGGCCTGTTGCTGAGTTTGCTCCTGTTATAAGCATCATGCCACCAGGAAACTCTTTACTGAATAATGTATTACCACTATCTCTACTTCTAGCTGGTGCAATCTTTTCATTAAGACAGGGAGTATCATTTATCATGCTTTCTAATCTTTGTTTACTTAATCTTTTACCCATTTCTACTGTTGGCTGTACAAGTAACATCGGTGCAGGTGCATGATCTATCACATAACCTAACCAACAATTCTGTGCTTCTGTCTTACCTGTCTGTGCAGCAAACATAAGAACAACACGTTGTATAGGACTCTGCGTACCTAAGCAATTCATGGGTTCTTCTAAATATGGTGTTCTACTTGTACGCCATTTTCCTGGTTCACTACTAGCCTTGCTACTCAGGATTCTATAAGTATCTGCCCATTCACTGACACTTAATGGTTTTTCTGGTTTTAAACCTGCTAAAAATCCTTCTTCCCATGCGTTCATAGTTGTGCCATATTCTGTAAGGCTTCTCTGTGTTCCGTAGATAATAAATTATGTATAACAGTTGCATCATCTTCACCTGCCAGTTGGTGACTTAATCTATCTGCAAGATTACTTAATGCTTCTCTTATAGCTCTACCTTTTGCAAAACTTGATTTTTTTATATCTTCAACACTAACTAATTGTTTTTTCTTTTCCTCTACATCTAATTTTGCTAATTCTGCTAAGTAAAATTCTCTTTTTGCTTTGCTTTCTGCAAATTGTGGTATTTCATCTGCAGGTAAATTATCTATTTTTTCTTTTAATTCCTTTTTTTGTTTTGGTAATGATTGAAATATTCCATCCCATGCCTGTAATGCTAAATCTTTATCTAAAAAATCTTTACCATCTTCTGTTTTAACTAAAGCCTGTTGAAATATACCTTTTGCTTTCCTTTGTGAAACTGCACTTTTACTAACATTTTTAATTCTTGCTAAATCAACATAAGTAATAAGCATATTTATAGGAGTTAAGCACTTGTTAACCATAATAGTTAAGTAGTTAAGATATCGCAAACGTCCACGCTAAATAATTCGCAAGCCTTCGGATGACTCACGTAGATATAGCTAGAAAGAACCTAGTAGTAATGGCTAGTCTACCCCTTACGCTTTAGATTATTGGCAACATTAACCTGTAATTGTCTACGTAGGTACAGGCCAAATGTTTTCTGTATAGCTGCTTCTGCTTCCTTCTTGGCAGGGAATATAGGACTGTATGAAGTTGTGGACTGTGCGATAAATAATGCTGACAGTTTGTTACCACGTTCCCTTCTATATACACCAGCAGGTCTATTACCACCTTTAGGCTTACCTATAAATACATTATTGCCAGAAGTATTTGTAGATCCTACTGCAGTAATAATTTTATTTATTGTAGTCTTACTGATGTTGCCATACCTGTCACGCTTTAATGCTCTTGTAGGAACTAATCTGGAATTACCTGGAATGTTGGTAGCAGTTGGATGTTTAACAAATAATGCATCATACTTCTGTTGTCTGTCACCACCAAATATATTTCCACCTAAATATCTTTCTCTGCTATATGGTTTATCTTTAGTAAGTATTGTAGATGACAGTGTGGCTTTTCTTGCTATTGTTGCTCTGAATCCTTTTTGTGTCTGTGGCTTTGGTCTATCTAAATAACGCCTTGATGAACCTGCCAACCTGTTTAGGGCTGACTTCTGTTTACTACCTGCTATAAATTTAGAACCCTGTACAGAAGCATTTATAGCCTGTGCAATAGAGAATGGTAATTGTTTTGTATGTTGATTAGTCCATTTAGTAGCCTGTGGCAGTTGTGATTTTATATCTAATTTTATAGCCATCTAAAAGGGAATATCTGCTGTTTCCAGTGTAGGTGTTTGTTGCTGTCTTTTTTCTGGAAAAATAAATTCATTAACAGAAACTTGTAAAGACTTTTTAGTTTCTCCTTCTTCGTTTGTATATTCAGTATATTTTGCATTACCAGATACACAGACAAGACAACCTTTTTTATAAGCATCTAATATGCTTTCATAACGCTTACCCCATACCTGACATTTTATAAAAGAGGTTTCATCTCTTGGATGTGATACAGCAATTGTGAATTCTGCAAGATCATAAGCCCCTGCTTTTTTATATTCGGCATCTTTTGTAAGACGGCCTGCGATTGATACATTAAACATTGTTTTCTGTTAGGTGTGTTGCTATCAGGTGATTAATACCTGATGAATAATTAAAGTTGTTTTGTTTGCAGTAAGCAAGAAAAACCCTGTGATTAACAGGAGTAAGTTTTGCAGAAACTAAATGCCTGTTCTTCCAGTTTGATGCTGCAACATCTATTGGTCTTGTTTCTAAGGGTTCATTAATCATGTGTTGGCACTAATCCATTCTTCTATATATGTTACGTGCATTGGCTTGCTAATGTTTTGTGATAGTTGAGTAGATCTATCAAAGTTAAATTCAATATAAAGAGCATCAGCTAAAGTATTATATAATTTTTTATCTTTTATTAATAATTTACCTATAAGTTTTAGATAGTAGTCTTTTGTTTCTTTGTCTAATACTTGTGGCATGCCAACTGCTTTATTCTTTGTTATTGGTGTAACTTTATCCTGTTGTACGTCAGGGTTATATACCTGTCCGTCATGGTCTGGAATACCTGCAGTAAGATTTAATAAACCTAACAAGAGGTAGCGTTTAAAGTATGTTAGTGCCTGACCTGTACTGTATAACTCATTTTTGGCGATACCTTTAGGTAAAAGTATTTCAGAAGGAGGTAATGACTCTCCTGATATGTGTAGTAGCTGTACAGAAAGTATGTTGTTATCTTCTACTATTCTTGTTGTGTTGGTTACTATTAGACCATTTTTGGCTAAGACAGGGTTAACAACAGATAATACACCAGAAAGATCAGCAAACTTGCCATACTGTGCATCAGATTCCTCTTTTATTGTTCCAACTTCCTGGATAAACTTACAAAGTGCTGCTGTTATTTCTTTTGACAAGATTAAAAAATATATATATCTAAGATTATAGCTAGTGTATACCCCTATGGCAATCACATGTATAAATAATTCTTCTAAGCCTGTTATTGTCAGCTATGACTTCTGCCAGTAGTTCAAAAGGGTCATTAACTCCTATCAACTGATTCCTTAGCAGTTGTACCTCTTTTTTCCTGTCAGCTAATCCGTAGGACATAGATTAATGACTTATGAACATATACTAACATATATCTAGTGTAATGTTAAGATTTAATTCAATATATATAGGGTATTCTGCCAATTTACGTCAGTAAATGTACATTACTAGAACACTAAACGCCATCATGTGATCACATATGTCCACTTTCAGGCCATCTTTAAACAGGGAAATATTCAATGAGATCATGGAATATAAGCCAAGAACCATTAACAGCACATCATTTCTTAATATCGTTTTAGAAATCGGTTTAGATGCTTTAAAGCAAAATAGACAAGATAACAACTTTGTGATTAACTATATATATAAAAATGAGAATAATACAGAGTTAGAAGTTAAACAAGACTTAGAGAGTTTAGAAGAAAAAGAACAAAAAGAAAAAATATATAAAAAAGAAAAACAAGAAAAAGCCATACCAGATAATTTATTACATTTACAAAACCTTATCTATAACTTCTGGAAAGTTAAAAAAGGTAGTAAATCTGATAATGCATGGAAAATGCAGATAACAGAAATAAATAAATTTATTAAAAAATATGGTGAACATGTTGTTATAGAACAGTTGGAAATGGGTATATTGGATGGCACATGGAAAGGTTTGAAAATGGCTAATTATGAAGAACAGCTAAAAAGAAAAAATAAATATAATAATGAACCTGATAATATAAAACACCCTGCACAACAGGTAACAACTTTTGATGATTTTGGAATTATTAACAACTGATGGAAAGATTAATTACCAGCACCAATATGAAAAAATTATTGGACAGAATGATTAAGAATGGTCTTATGAAACCAGAAGATCTTGATAGACCTCCTGATGGTTGGTTTATTGCGATGGGTTATGAAAAATCTAAAAAAACAGGTAAATGGATATATATAGAAAGAACAGATGCAGGTGCAAGGTCAATGTTACCCAAAAATAAATTACCAAAATATAAAAACCCGATAACTGGCAAAATTACTTTTGATCCTATGGATTATTAACAAGTGGATA